CAGTGATGTTGCTGGTCACCTCCAGCGGGGGGAAAGATTCGACGAATTCACGACTGACATGTGACGTCGTCCCCCATCTCACCCGGAAGATCTCTTCTGTGAAAATTCCGAACCGTTGCGATTCGTAATGCTTTCCAGCTGAGAACTTTCCTCCCATACGTATTACGCGAGCAGCATAGGCTGCGGCGAACTTGGGAGACCAGATGCCTAGTAGGTCATCTCCACATATTGTGAAGGGCTACTGGTGTTGGTGAGCTAGATCCTTGATTAATCTAGTGGAAGGCTAGGAAATTGGTGCATCGAGTGAAGATTTCTTCTCCTCTTCTGGTAGCGAGCCGAAGATCTCGTCAAGTGCGATTTGTTCTGGGGTCCTCTCTTCCTTTAATTAGGTGAGATGAGGGGGTCCACGTTCGTCGCGCTGCTTATCGAGATCCTCTGAGGCCAGAGTTACCCATAGAATATGGAGAAGAGACAGTGTTGTCCAGCTAAGAGGGAGTCCCATGAAGATTCCTCTCGTTGAGGTGATCTGCGTACCATTGGGGTACGTAATGAACTAGGGACCCATAGACTGTATGACGACATTGAGTAGCTCAGGGTCGAGATCAATCGCCCTCCCAATACCCTTCCACAGAGCTTGCGCGTGAGAGTGGGGTATCCTGTCTGTTGCGGCAGTTAAATCTGCTGACACCAGGGTCCTCTTTCCGAGGATCTCATCTTTGAACAGGACCTCCACGGCCTCTCGGCGCTCGCCAAACAGGACATGACGTGTCCATGGAAGGCTCTTTAGGCGGTTGAAACAAGTTCTCCTGACCCAATGAAGTGAGGCAACCAGCGGAGCTGGCGACTCAGTGACGACACGCACCTTAGCGCCCCTCTCAGGAAGGGCGACCACAGAATGGGGTAGGAGACCCTTAGGCTTTCCTACCAGGTGTTTAATAGTGTCCACAGTCGGGCATACAGGGAGATAGTGATCTGGGAGATCACTCTCACTCTCGATGGCGAGGTCCTTGAGGAATTCAACCTCTCGGAGACAGTAGCGTTTCTGTAGTTCAGATACTACGAATTTCAGCTACTCGTCTGCGTTGGCCCCCATCTCTTTGAGCTCTTCGCGAAGAGACTCTGCCTCCCCTCGCGCACCCGGTTTACTGTAGTATGACTGGAACATGCGCTACAGTTACCGTTCCTAGCCGCCGTGTGACCTGGGCATCTCAAGACAGCCACCCTCTCCATTCGCGACTTCGTTAACATCTTCCGAGTAAGGTTGTGAGTCATCATGACTGAGTCGGAAGATGTCGAAACCGAACTGCTCGATTCTCTCTAAGAGCGAGCTCGATTCGTCGACTGGGAGTGTACTGGTGTAGTCTTCTCGATGTTGCCTAAGGGCCTTCTCAACCATTCTACTCGTGCCCACTGGAAGGGCCCTTCCGAGGAAGGAGAACTAGAGGCGTTATTCGTCCGTTTTGAGGACGTTATCTAGCCACTTTAGTTAGTTAGGGTAGTTGGCAGGCGTTCCATGGAAAGCTGCAAGTCGTGCAGCGTTGGAACATGCCTTGAGAGAGGACAACAGGTCATCCGGCCCCCTCGTGAAGGTAATCATGCGAAGCCATGATACTGTCTCGTAAAAGTGCTGAAGAGTGCGACGAGACCTTGGATTAGTCAGATCCAAGTTCAGCGAGGGTAAAGAGGCATTTAAAGCAGTCGTGAATGCTCGGAGTGAGAATTCCAGGGCTGCTTGCCTCCTTCTTCTTTCCGCTCGTTACAGCTTGACCGGCTTGAACCGGTAGCTGCGGAAAGGCACGCCATTGACGTTTTGAGGACTTCGTTTCTCACCAAGGTCCCACTTACGTGGGATGTTGATGAGGGGGGTTGAAGTTCGTAGCGCGTCCAACGGGTAAAGAGGGAACCCTCTCTTGCC